CACAGGTGTATTTTCTTTGGGCTGGTCAGCAATAGCATTAATCATTATAGCTTTGGCCAAGAAAATATACAATATGCTAACATACAAGCCGAAAACAATGGTTACTCATGAAAACCCAATAATTTTCGGTAATAGCACAGTGAACACTCGTGTCACTGAAAATAAATTGTCAGCCGAACTGCAACTACCAAGAGATTTCGGGGGCAAGACTTTACCACAAGATAAGATGGTGTTTGTAACCCATCAATTGATAAAGGGTGATGTCGTGAAAGTGGAAGAAGAAGACCATCTGGTAGAGGTTATGGAAGATTCACCAGTTTTCTCCCTCAAAAATTTCAACCTTTTAACAGTGCAAGAGAGGATTGAGCGCTTCTATGACACTACAGATTGGTCATATCACTATTTACAAAAAGGTCCACGTATAACAGACATACCCATACCAGCAATATTCGCAAAAGATAGTCCCATATGCCAAATGTTGGCGTATATCCGTTTTTTAAAAATAACTAATGAGGAAGATGAATTAATGTCACAGCGATTTACGCAATGGCAATATAAACGGAAGGAAAAACAGCTCGAAGAAATTACGAATCTAGAATTGGACTACAATTATAAGGACTGGTATTCGAAACAGAAAACAGGTACGAAAAAATGGATTGATGAATTCATTTATGAGAGGAAGAAATATGGTAAAGTTTACCACTACTATTCAGCCTTTGTGAAATTAGAATTCATGTTGCAGACATCAACAGCACGACCACGTAATATATCAGCACCTCCACCACAAATTAAATTTATGACCCGTGTAATATCGTTCATTTCAAAATGTATATACAAATTATACGGGCAATATGGAGTTATGTTTTCACTAAAACATAAACAGCAGGTTTTCACACAATTGAGGAAAATAATGGAAGATCTCGCACGAAAACGAGGTACAACAGTGTTACAAAAAGATAACGATTTTAGTGAGTATGACTCAAGTCAAAGGTGGAAAAATAGGGCACCGTTTTATAAATTGGTGTTACAGATAATAAATAACCTCGCCCCAAATCAGTGGAGCGAAGCGGCTGATGATATTAACAACTATTGCTCAAGCATAAGTTATCACTATTTAACATGG